TCTAACATTACCAGTATCGAAGTCTCCATCCATAGTAGTAGTCATAGGAGCTCTAACAAAATGCTTCATTCCATCTGGAACATCAGTAGTGATAAAGAAAGCATTAGTATCAGTTAAATAATGATTAACTGAATAACCTTCTGGAATCACTCCATTAGTTTTCACTGCATTTATGTCATTGTCAGCAGTTCCTACTCTGTAGTCACTTTGTAACAATCTAGTTGCTACAAACTGCAAGTCAGAAGGAATAATAAGCTTCCTAGCTTTTGCTGCAATTTTTAGACCTCTCTCATCAGTCCATTTACCGATTTGAATGATAGCATCTTCTAAAGATGTTTCATTTAAGTCAGCTCCTGTTGATGGTCTATTACTATTTGTGCCACCACTTACAAGTGGGTGAGCGGTGCTAAATAAAGCAACCCCATCACCTGAAGAAAAGGCAGTTGAGAATCCATTGTTTAATGGATAAGCTGCTTTAACTTGCTTTGTATATGACATTGCACGAGCCAATGCTTTAGTATATCTAGATGATACAGACACATAGAGGTTATCCTCCATTGCTTCTTCTGTAATGCTGAATCCTAAACCAATAGTTTCATGCGTATATCTAGCGACAAAAGATTCTTGTGCAGTATCATAATTGATAGCTGAACCTTCATCTTTGACTGGAGCTGCTCCAAAACCAGATAACTTTAATTCTTCCTCAAAACTTCTCTCGGAATTTTCAGTTACATAGATTTCTTCGTGCTCGTTTTCATAACGATTATATTCTTCACCGAATAATGCGTTAAGACCAGGTAAGAGTTGTTTTAACTCATTAGCTCTTGAAATAGCTGCCATAATTTACTCCTTAACCTATACCTGTTGTATTTAACAACTGGTGTCCAACATTAAACATTACTAGTACATCAGTATAACTATCGCCAACTGCACTATCTGGTCCATCAACAAAGTCAACGACTTTTAATGGTAGTGTGTTGGTAGTAGCTGCTGTACTCCCATCGACTGCGTTTTTACTTGTACCTATTGCTGTACTTCCTGCAGTTTGAACAATCGCACAGTTCTTGCCAAGGTCGTCTTGTCCAAGAGATTCGTCTGATTGCATTTGCATTAGTATGAAAGGGTCAGTAGCAACATACGCAACAATATCATCCGCAGCAGTTGATGCTGGGAAATATTGATTTGGTGTGAATTGCCCTGTAGTAGGGTCGGTGTAAGCACAACCAAGGAAAACACCAATAGGTGTTAAAGCCGTAGTACCAGTATCTTTTTGGATAGTAGTATTTGGGTTGTCGTCACCCCATTTTACAATGTCGCCATAGAATATGCTTGTAGCATACGCATTTTTGATTTTGTAATGAGTAACTTTTCCTTGATAAGGGCTTCCAACAACTGTTCCAACAGGTCTTGCTCCGTGAGGAGTTGCACTTGATGACATAATTGTCTCCTTATTTAAAAATTATAAAATAAGAAACTATGAATCTTTACCAAATGTTGTTCGTGATTTTCTTTCAAAAACTTGTTTGGTAGCCATTAGAATCTTGGTCTTTAAAATATGTGTTATCTACTGATTCCAGTTGAGATTCTGCTAACTTGTTAAAGTATTCATCTCTAGCTTTCGCTTTTTCTTTTGGCATCTTGCATAACAGTTGCCCACCAACTTCAATATTACCTTTCTCTGCCCATTCAGATTTGTGGTCCATCATGTGGATATGTAATTCAGGATAATCTTCTGCCTTGCAAGGAATCCAACCTTCTCTGAATTTTTTTGAAACATTAGGATTATCAGTGTTACCTAATAAACTTGTTCTTATCCACCTGAAGACCCAACCTTCTTGAGGATTAGGACTTGGTAAGTTAGATGGGTTTTCCCAGCTTTCTGGTCGCTGGATGATCTCTCGATCTTCTGATCCCCTAGGGGTACGCACTTGTTCTTCGGAAATTTCTTCAATTTCCTTGTTGTTTGTGTTGTTTTCGTCTGACATTTAAGTCTCCTTTAGTAATTGTTTTGCGTATTGCTCTGGACTAATTCCAAGTTGACGTGCTAATTTAACTTGCGTCTGAGTCAATCGTATACTGCGAGGGTTAGTTTTACCACCAGTCGACCTCGATGCTGGTGCAACAACGTTTGAAGGTTGTCTAGTTTGGTTTTCTTCTTCAATATCTATTGAAGGT